CTCTACGCCTTGTAGGTGCTGCAACATTCCATGACCAACCTAGAAATGATGAAGAAGTTCGTGAGAACCTTTATGAGTATCTAAACTTGCCAGAGTTCAACACATCTATTCCGCAACACTACCATGCATTCATCAACGATGTTGAAGAGTACGAAGAAAAGGGTGCTTATGTTCTTATGGGAATGGTTAAAAGTATCAAGCGTGGCAAAGGCTGGTCTAGAGTAGAACTTCTAGATAGAACTGGTAGCACTGGAATCTTTGATGAAGAAAATACTACCATTGAAGCAGGAAGAACTTACATAGTTCTAGCAAGCGATAACAGGATAGTTACAGCAATTCCAGCAGATGAGACTAAGGGCAATCAGTCTGGTCTGATAAAGATTCTAAACTTCCGTCAGTTGCCTTACAAAGAAGATGAGTTGTTTGTTGTATCCTTTAAACCAAGGGTAACTAAGGCAGGTAAGAAGATGGCATCTCTAGTGCTGGCAGATGCTAGTAGAGAAATGCATAGCGTAACAGTCTTTCCAACAGCATTCTCAAAGGCTTACATGAAGATTGATGAAGGAAATGTATATAAATTCTCTTTAGGTAAAACTAAAGATGGAACAGTGATAATGGAGGATGTATTTAATGTTTGATGAAGTAGCAAAAGAACTGCACGAAACAGCAGTAGAAAAAGGTTTCTGGGGCATTGCCTATAACAATGACGACAAGGAATCCTTGGATATATTTATGACTAAACAACTAATGATGATTGTATCAGAGGCTGTAGAGGTTATGGAAGCAATTCGCAAGTCCAAGGGTCCAGAAGAAGTGGCAGACGAGATGGCAGACATTGTTATTCGCACTCTTGACCTGTATGCAGGTCTGCGTGAGTTTGAGTATGTCAATGGAAGTCTTGACGATGCCTTTGAAAAGAAGACTGGATACAACAAGTCTAGACCAGAAAGACATGGGGTTCGTTTCTAATGACTACTATCGAAGAAGCAATGGCAGCCCTAGACCCACGCATCCGTAAGCGTTTGACTAACGGTGTTGGGTTCAAGACAGAGTATCAGAGCACTCCTAGTTTCGGTCTAAACCGTGCACTTAATGGTGGACTACCTATGGGTAGGCAAGTACTGATTTGGGGAAGCAAGTCTTCTGCTAAGTCATCACTATGCTTGCAGATGATTGCACAGGCACAAGAAGAAGGCAAGTTGTGTGCTTGGATTGACGCAGAAATGTCCTATTCAGAAGAGTGGGCTAAGAGACTTGGGGTAGATACAGATAACCTTATCGTATCACAAGCCAGAACAATTAATGAAATGGTAGATGTAGGAACTAACCTAATGAATGCAGGTGTAGACCTGATTGTCGTTGATTCGATTACATCCTTGCTACCTGCTATCTATTTTGAAAAGGATACTGATGAACTTAAACAGTTGGAAAACACTAAACAGATTGGTGCGGAGTCTAGAGATTTTAGCAATGCTTGGAAGATGCTTAATTATGCCAATAATAAAGTTAAGCCAACCCTTTTGGTTCTTATCTCGCAATCTCGTAACAATATTTCTGCTATGTATACTAGTCAACAGCCTTCTGGTGGTCAGGCTACTAAGTTTTATTCATCAACGATTATCAAGTTATTCTCTTCCGAATCAGACAATCAAGCAATTAAAGGCAAGATTGCAGTTGGCGATAAACTCATTGAAGAAAAGGTTGGTAGGAAGATTCGTTGGGAAGTACAGTTCAGCAAGACATCGCCAGCATTTCAGTCTGGAGAATACGATTTTTATTTCCGAGGTGATGTTGGTATTGACAGCATTGGCGATTTGGTTGATACTGCAGAGATGATGGGCATTGTAGAGCGTACAGGTGCTTGGTATATTTTGCCAGATGGCACTAAGTTGCAGGGTAGAGATAAGTTTGTGGCTCGTGTTCGTGAAGACCTAGACCTACAAGACGATATTAAAGATAGGGTTATTCGTGGGTAAGTATACAGTATACCAGGGCAGGTTTGCTTGTCACACATGTAGAGTAGAAGTAAAGTCTGTTAGGGTCTATCCTTCAGAAAAACTTATTACTTGGATGTGTCCAGAGAAGCACCTCAATGAGGTAAGTCTTGAAACTAAGAAGAAGAAGCAGGACTTTGAGCGAGAGAAGTGAGAGTAAGCGTCTTGGTGCTAAACAGCACAAGAACTCTGGTAGAGGTACCCACAAGGGCGATGCTTCTTGGGAAGGCTTCACTGTTGACTTTAAAGAAGTTGGCAAGTCCTTTACCTTGAACAAAGATGTCTGGGCTAAGGCAACTACAGATGCTATTCGTAATAACGATAATCCAGCAATCGTAGTTGTCCTTGGCGATGAGGGTATTAAAACAAGATTAGCAGTCATTGAGTTATCCCTATTAGAGATGATACTTGACCTACTACCGCCTGATAGTGTATAATAGAACTACAACATTAAGGAAACATAATGGAACAAACACAAACGACAATTGAACAGGTCAATGGTCTCACAGAGATTGCTGACTTTATGAATGACGAAGAACTGACTACTGCTCTTACCTTTATTGCTAAGGTAATTCTTAAGCCAGATATTCCTCTTAACGTTGCTCAGGTAGAAATCGTTCGTTTGCAAGCAATTGCTGCGAAGATGTCCTTCAAAGCCACATGGCTAACTAACGTAGATAAAGGAGACAGAGCGAAAAAGAATATTTATTACACCGCTGCTGAGGCTATTAACAACCTCGTTTCGGCTCTTAAATATATCACTCGCTAAGTAATACTATGGCAAAAAATTTATTAAGTCAGGTAATGATTAAAAAGATTGAGAGTAATCCAAACTCCAAACCATCATTCCTAGATAAGCAAGCACTGATTGACAAGATTAACTCTGGCTACACTGTTAATCGTGTAGACAAGTTTCAAACAAAGAAAACCTTTGCACCTAGCACGATTGCATTCTCTCATGGAGAGTGTCCTCGCTACTGGTATCTAGCCTTTGAGGGTGCTAACTTTGTTGACAATGCTGATGCCTATGGCGGTGCTAATATGACTGCTGGAACAAAGGCACACGAAAGAATTCAAGAGGCTATGGGCAATGTCCCAGGACTTCTTGTAGATTCCGAGTTTAAGGTAACATATAATGACCCACCGATTTTTGGTTATGGTGACGTTATTTTGAACTGGGATGGTAAAGAATTGCTTGGCGAAATTAAGACAATGCCTAATGAGGGCTTTGAGTATCGTAAAAATGCAGGTAAGCCTAAACTGGGTCACATGATTCAGTTGCTTATCTATATGAAGATTCTTAACAAGAGCAAAGCAATCCTGATTTATGAGAACAAGAACAATCACGAACTTTTGATTTTTCCTGTAGAATTAAATCAGTACATGTACGAGTGGGTAGAGAACGCTTTTGAATGGATGAGAAATGTTCGAAAGGCTTGGGAAGATAAAACCCTGCCAGAGAAAAACTATCGTTCTAATTCAAAGATATGCAAGACATGCCCTATACAAGCGGCTTGTGCTTCTGCAGGTTCTGGAGAGATTAAAATTAAATCTTTGGAGCCTTTAAATGAAGAACAAACATTGTAGTTGGTGCGACAGTCAGTTTAAGACAGCCCTGTCCTATCAAATATACTGCTCTGCGGAATGCAGAGAGCAAGCAACTAGAGAAAAGATTGCTCAGAAATATCTAAGAGACAAAGTTAAGAAACGTGCTGGCAAAGTTAGGCTTTGTAAGACATGCGGAAAACAGTTATCAATGTACACTGAAGAAAACATTTGTCAATCTTGCGAGGTAAATCCAGATGAAGTTCGTGATGCTCTCAAAGAAATTAAGGGGATTTTAAATGGTAAAGTTAAACCTTAACAAGAAACCTAAAAGATTCTGTGCTATTGATGCCAGCACTAACAGCCTAGCGTTTGCTATCTTTGAAGACGATAAGATTATTGCTTGTGGAAAGATTAAGTTTGAAGGCGTACAGACATACGACAAGGTTATGGATGCTGCTAAGAAGACTAAGGCTTTCTTTGATAAGTTTGATTTTGATACAATCATAATTGAACACACAGTGTTTATGAACAGCCCTAAGACTGCTGCTCAACTGGCTATGGTACAGGGAGCATTGCTTGGGGCTGCTTCTATGTCTGGGGTAAAGAAGATTGGTTCCGTATCGCCTATGACCTGGCAGAACTTTATTGGTAATAAGAAACTAACTAAAGAAGAAAAGCATGAGATTCAGAAGAAGAATCCAGGCAAGTCTGTTTCTTGGTTTAAGAATGAAGAACGAAGTGTTAGAAAGCAAAGAACAATTAACTTTGTTAATATAAACTATGATAAGCAGTTGGACGATGACGATGTTGCAGATGCATGTGCTATTGGACATTGGGCTTTGAAGAACTGGGATAAGGCATTCGGGTATTGACAAAATGGCAAATAAGTTATACACTAGTGAGATGTGGCTTCGCAAAAGATTCCACATGGATAAGAAAACTCCAGAGCAGATTGCTGCTGAGTGTGGCGTTAGCGTAGAAACAATCTATGTTTATCTAGCCAAGTTTGGATTAAGAAAGTCTAAGAGATGAAAAAAGTAAAGAGTATAAAGCCACAGGCTACAAAGTTCCACAGAGAGTACGAGTTGCAAGTTGGCAACTTTACTATCGTTCCAGGTGATATCATTAAGATAGAGGGAGAACATGGTGGTAAGTTTAAGTTTGCCAGCGTTGTGACTAATACAGAAAACGGATTAGTTTGGGTTGACTGCTTTGAGGTGTACAAAACATCGATTGGCACATGGCGTTCGTTTGCTCCAGAAAGAGTTAGACGCATCCCAACAAAACGAGGAAGACGAAAGAAAAATGTCGATTGAAGATTTAACAGTTGAACATCTCGATGAGATGAACAAGGTTGTAGAGAAGTATCTACAGGGAGAAGAGCCTACCCAAATTTCTAAAGAACTATCATTGTCTAGACAAAAGGTTGTTGCTCACATCAATCAGTGGCGTTTGATGGCTTCTGATAATGCTGCTATCCGTGCAAGGGCTAAAGAGGCATTGGTTGGTGCAGACACCCACTATACTAAACTAATTAGTAAAGCATATGAAGTTATTGATGATGCCACTACAGTTGCAAACCTTGGTGCAAAAACCGCAGGTATCAAGTTGGTAATGGACCTAGAGAAGACTCGTATAGATATGCTACAAAAGGCAGGACTATTAGAGAACAAAGAACTTGCAGAAGAGATGATTGAGATTGAGCGTAAGCAGGACATCCTTGTTGGTATTCTTAGAGATATTGCCAGTGAGTATCCACAGATTCGTGATGAGATTATGCGTAGGCTATCTCAAGTTTCTAAGGAACAGGAAGTGATTACAATTGTCAATGTTCAATGACTTCTTTGAAGTTCTGAAAAGCAACGTCTTTGCTGAAAAACCAGTAGACGTTAAGACATTTGTTGAGGGCGAAGACTTTCTAGCCCAACCACCACTATCCCAAATTCAATACGATATTGTAGAGGCTATGAGCCAGGTCTATAAATTAGAAGAAGTAATTGAAATTATGGGGGATACAGAAGGTCGCAGATATTACAATAAATATACTAAGAATGAAGTTATCCTACAACTAGGTAAAGGTTCTGGTAAGGACTTCGTATCTACAGTTGCTTGTTGCTATATCGTTTATAAATTACTTTGTCTTAAAGACCCTGCTCGTTATTTCGGTAAGCCAACTGGAGATGCTATTGATATTATTAACATCGCTATTAACGCACAACAGGCTAAGAACGTTTTCTTCAAGGGTTTCAAGAATAAGATTGAACGCTCACCATGGTTTGCTGGTAGATTTTATGCTAAGGCAGACAGCATTGAGTTTGACCACGCCATCACCGTTTACTCTGGTCACTCAGAACGTGAAAGCCATGAGGGTCTAAACCTTATTCTAGCAGTACTAGATGAGATTTCTGGTTTCGCACAAGAAGTTGGAACTGGTAATGACCAAGGTAAGACTGCTGATAACATCTACAAAGCCTTCCGTGCTTCTGTAGACTCTCGCTTCCCTGACTTAGGTAAGGTAGCCTTGCTATCGTTCCCTCGTTATCCAGGAGACTTTATCTCCCAGAGATACGATGCAGTTATTGCAGACAAAGAAGTAGTAACAAAGAAACACAAATTTATTATGAATCCAGAACTGCCAGAAGATGCAGAAGGAAACTCTTTAGAGATTGAGTGGGAAGAGGATACCATTGTGTCCTACAAGTTCCCTGGAATGTTTGCTATTAAAAGACCTACATGGGTCGTAAATCCTACTCGTAAAATTGATGACTTCAAGTTAGCGTTCTATACAGATATCGGAGATGCCATGCAACGTTTTGCTTGTGTCCCTACCTATGCTTCAGATGCGTTCTTCAAGCAACAGGAAAAGGTTAGAGCAACTATGACCATCGTAAACCCTATTGATTCTAACAAGAGATTTATGGAGTCGTTTAAACCAGACCCAGACAAGAAATACTTTGTCCATGCTGACCTTGCACAGAAGCACGACAAGTGTGCTGTGGCTATTGCTCACGTTGAGAAGTGGGTAAATGTCCAGGTAGTTAAAGACTATGCACAAGTAATGCCTATCGTAGTAGTAGATGCAGTAGTATACTGGGAGCCAAAGATTGAAGGTCCTGTTAACCTTTCAGAAGTAAAGCAGTGGATTCAGAATCTACGCAGATTAGGCTTTGACATTGGCATGGTTTCCTTTGACCGCTGGCAGTCGTTTGATATCCAGAACGAGTTGAAGGCTGTTGGTATAAAGACTGAGACTGTATCTGTTGCTAAGAAGCACTACGAGGATATGGCTATGCTTGTTTATGAAGAACGCCTTGCTATGCCAGCCATCGAGTTGCTATTCGAAGAACTAACAGAGTTGAAGATTATGAGGGGTAATCGTGTAGACCACCCTAGAAAGTCCTCTAAGGACCTTGCAGACGCTGTTTGTGGTGCTATCTTTGGTGCTATCTCCCACACACAAAGAGACAATAATCAGATGGTAGAAATCCACACATTCCGTGACAGGAAAAAGACTGAGGAGATGCATGAGTTTGATAAGCGTAGCATCATTGAACGCAATAAACCAGAGCAAAAAGACCTGGAATCATACTTTAAACAGTTTAACATAAACATAATGTAGTGGTATAATAGTCTTGTTGGGCACTTCCAACAAGGAGACTTAAAATTAAAAAAACCCATTTTATACTAGCAATTCTAACACTAGCACTTTCACCTATTCTTTTAGCACAGTCAGCATCTGCAGAAACAAGAGCAGAGTATGACGCAAAGATAGAGATAGCAAAGGCTAATATTTCTGCTGCTCAGGATAGGCTGACAGATGCAGAGGCTGAATTAGCCGCAGCACAGAAACTACAATCAGAAACTAGTTTGGCTTTGATAGAAGCACAGGTAGTTCTAGACAATAAAAACGTTAACGTAAGCCAAAAGGCACAGGCTGTAGAGGCAGCAAAAAATGCGGTAGACCAAGCACAATACGAATACGATAATAACCTTATACCAGACCCTAACTGGACAATACCAACCTATCAAAAGAAGAACATAAGAATAATTGAAAACACAACCACAAGAGTGGAAACTCAGACCATTGGAAACATTTTGTTTAATTCAGACTTCTCAAGAGGTACAGAGGGATGGTCTGGTGTAAATCCAGGATGGCAAGGTTCTAGCCCAGCACTTGTAGACAATGAGATTGTATTCTCTTATCAGACTCAAACAGTTAGCCAGGGATTGTTCTCTGGTCCATTCCAAAATGCAACACTCACTCTATCTGCTGATTGGTACAACAATGACCTAAATAGAAATCTAACTGATGTTTATTCTATGAAAATAGAGGTTAAAGATATTGACCAGAACCTAGTTGGAACAGCAACATATAATTCAACAGGCTCGCACGACTGGCAGAATAAATCTGTAACTCTTATTGCAACAGGTCCTGTTTCATACCTGACCATTTCGTTTACAGGTATTGATTCTGGTTATTGGTACGGAATTTATGGACCTCGTATTAAGAATCCTGTCCTAAGCATTGTTCATGGTAAAGAGATTACCGAAACTACTTATACAGAAGAAATTTATTACACTACTGAGCCACTACTTAGCGAAGGAACTGTACAGGTTAGAATTGACGAAGGCAGACAGGAAACATTTACTGCTCCAGAAGGTACAGTTTTTACGACCAGCAACTTACGCTATGAAGCAAAGGACCGTCCAGATTGTGGTGCAGACATTCAACCAAACGTTAATGGTCTTAGCCAAGTGTCTATATGGGCAGACAATGGGACTTGGGGTGACCCTTGTGGTGGTTGGTATAAGCACGTTATTGGAACTCTTACCTATTCAGGACAACCATCAGCACCGCTAATTAAGAATCCAGAACTTTTAGAATTACTAGAAGAGCCACAGACAATATACAATAACTCACTTGCAGAATATGCTCAAGCCCAGTTGGATGTTGACAATGGTATTGCACAATTAAAGATTTTACAAGACCAACAAATTGAAAATCAGGGTAAAATAGATGTAGCACTGCAAAGTGTAATAACAGAACAGGAGGCACTGCGTGTCGCTCAACAAGAACTACAAGCCATTCCACCTTTCAGAGAGCCAGCACCTGCACCTGAAGAGACCGAGGAACCTGCTGAAAAGCCAGAAGAAGTTAAGCCAGAACCGATACCAGAGCCAGAGCCGCCAACAACCCCCGAAGTCAGTGAACCTGAGTTACCAGTAAACGTAGAAACAGTAGACCCAGCAACACTTTCAAATGAGCAGGTAGCAGAAATTATTTCTGTTGCAAATGAAATTTTAGAAAATTCTGAGCAGGGTTCTCCAGAGTATGAAGAAGCACTTGAAGCCCTATTCGTAGCAGCAGAGGCAGATGACATTGAACTTTCAGAAGAACTTGCAGCAATCCCTGGTCTATCCGCTGCAGTAGACGCAATTAACTTTATTGGTAACGTTGGAGCAGACATGTCTCCAAAGGTTCGTGAAGAGTCAGAAAAGATTGTTGTAACCGCAGTTGTTGCAGTTGGTGCAGCAGTTAACGCAGCAACAGGAGCAGCACTCACAGCCGCAGCCCCATCAGCACCAGCAGCATCTGCATCAGCAGGTGGCTCAGGTGGAACGTCAGGTATAAGGAGGAGAGATTAATGAAAAAATTTTTAAATGACCTAATTGGTCAAGCCTGGACATTACTTGGCATGTTTGTAGCATGGTTAGTTCTTGAAGGCTCTGCTAAAGAGGTAGTGGGATATGCAATCGTAGGAACAAGCGTTCTTTGGGTAATGACATATCCATTAAGAAACACAAAAGATAAGGAGGAAGATTAATGAAAACATTTGGTAATGTACTTATGCGTATCGTTGCAACCTTCGTTGCATCAGCCCTTGGTGTGGTTGGTGCTGGAACAGTAGCCAGCGGTGTTAGCGGAATTGATATCCCAGTATGGTTTAGTGCTGTTATGGGTGGTATTTTGGCAGTAGCCAAGGTAGTAGAACTACTTTCACTAGCATTCTTGGAAGATGGCAGACTATCTCGTAATGAGATTGATGCTGCTTTCCGTCAGACTATTGCTCTTAAAGATGTAGTAAAAGATGAAGACACATCTAAGAAATAACTTGACAAACCCCTTTCGGTGCCCTATAATAGTTATAGACCTGAAAGGGGTTTTTCTATGTCAATGACTTTTGACGAATGGTTACAGTATGGTTTATCGCAGGGCTGGAATGGTCCTGCTGTTTGTGCTATCCACGATGGATTGCCAACAACTGCAGAAGAAGATAATGGTTGGTCCGAGGGTGCAGACGATTGCATCCATGTTCTAAGACTGTATCAGGATGAAGCAACCAAGTTGGCTGTGGAAGAAAATCATGCTCCGTCTATATGGCGAGCAACCAATGAAGGCTATACTGTATAATTAAATAGTGATGGGCATTAACTCAGTTGGCAGAGTGTTCGACTGTTAATCGAAATGTCCCAGGTTCGAGCCCTGGATGCCCAGCAAAGATTCTGTAACTCAGTTGGTTAGAGTGCCACCCTGTCACGGTGGAAGTCGCCAGTTCAAGTCTGGTCAGAGTCGCAACGCCACCTTAACTCAGCGGTAGAGTGCCATACTTGTAATATGGAGGTCAACGGTTCGAATCCGTTAGGTGGCTCCAAAGGAAGCATGGCTGAGTGGTCGAAAGCAGCGGTTTGCTAAATCGTAGTAGAGAAATCTACCACAGGTTCGAATCCTGTTGCTTCCGCCACCATCCCTGTTATTCTCCAAGGTGGAGAAGGTGACTGTAAATCATCCGTCTACGACATGGTAAGTTCGATTCTTACAGCAGGGACAACGATGCTATAATAGTATTACTATGACACAAATCATAGAATACATCTTGAAAGGAAGTATTATTATGCCAGAAGCAATTTATGTAGAACCATTCCCTAAAGCGAAGCGTGGTGATGGCTTTAAGAACATGGCTTCTTATCGCACAAACCCACATCGTGGTGTGGACTGGTCAGTCGCTGGGGGTAGCAAGATTAAGGCTATCACAGGAGGAACAGTAATGGAAGTAGGAGAGACAAAAGTACTTGGACACTATTTGATTCAGTCAACTTATGATGGTCACTTCATCCTTTACGCACACTTCCAAGTACCATCAACATTGAAGCAGGGTGACAAGGTAGAAGCAGGTAAAACAATCGTTGGTCTAGTTGGAACAACAGGTACCGCAAGTACTGGAAATCATCTCCACGTCACATACGGAGTAGTAAAGAATCTTATTACTGCTGGTATGCCTGACCTGCGTGACCTGTTTGCAGTACTTGATGCAGCACCTAAGAAAACTGTTGCAGCCAAGGTTGTTACAGCAGTAAAGAAAGTTGTACCTACCAAAAAAGCGTAGGTCTAAGTAACAAGGAGTAGAATATGCCAACATATAGTTTTAAATGCCCAGGCTGTGAAAAAACAGCACAAGAGGTGAGGACTTTTGACGATGCTGATAAAGAATTACTTTGTGATGCTTGCAATATAGCGATGCACAAGGTATACTCAGTAGGGGCAATTAAATTTAATGGTGGAGGATTTTACTCAAATGACAGATGAAATAGTAGAAGATAAGCAGTGGACACTAGACGCATCGCATCGCTGTGATGTGTGTGGTTCACATGCATATGTCCAAACTATTGGAACAACAGGCGATTTGCTTTTCTGTGCCCATCACTATCAGAGCATTCTTGATAATGAGAAAGCACAGAAAGCAATGACCCAGTTCGCCTACCAGATTATTGATGAGCGTGGACAGTTAGAGGAATAATGATTATAGAATATTTTTTAGGTTCACTTGTAACCTTAATATCTATCATTATCTTTAGTAGATTAACTAAGAATGTTATAAAAACAAAAATTGATATCCCAACATTTTCTCAAAGTGTAAGAGTTGAGTTGTTCAAAAGTTATTTAGTTAGTGTTATTTCTCCAAAGCCTACTAAGAAAACTCAGTCCACCGAGTACATCAAAAAGAATTCTAAGAAAGCATTCTTCATAGGCAAAGATGTCTACTGGATTGAAGATGGTTTCTTGCTAACAGCAAAAATATCTGATAACCAGATTGATGAAACCACAAAGAAAAGGGTTGACACACATAGCCTTGATAAGGTAGAATTAGATAAGATGATTTTTATCGTTGATAAACTAACAGAAGGAAACAAAGATGATAGTGGGAATTCAGGGAAGTAAGACTTTCAATGATTATAACGTATTCCTAAGAGCAATGGGGGTAGCGTTGTCTAGCCTTGATGCAGAAGATACAGAGATACTTGTTGCCTCTGCTGGACCAATCAACATTAATAACATGGCTATGGAGTTCGTTAACATTTCCGAGCGTAGCCTGAAGGCTCGTGGTATTAAGATTAAACTAATTAAGATTCCACCAAGTTGGATTAAAGATAATATCCATAGCATTGGATACTTTGCTTATTTTAGCAAACCAAAAGAGCCAGTGTCTGACTTGGTAGACCTGGCAGAAGCAAAAGATATCGAAGTCGGAGTATATCGTTACTAGAGAAGGAGTGATTATGTTAATCAAATCACTAGAGAAAATGGAAACAATTGTAGAAAACAATAAGTTTCTATCGTGGGATGGCTGGACAGTTGTAGAACTGAGAAAGTCTGCTGTGGCATGGATGAAACCAAATGCCAAGTTTATCAACAACGAATGGTATGTTGCTAATCGTTTTGATGCAAGCACTGATGGCTGGAGTATACCTGCTGGTTTGGTAAAGAAGAATGCCAAATGATAAGTGGAAAGACGAAGGCATCTGTAACGGAGACGATGTTAATCTATTCTTTGACACATACGAAGAAGATGTTGAAGTAAGAAAAGAAATAGATTCTCTTTGTTCTATCTGTCCAGTTGCTAGAACTTGCTTTGCTGTTGGGGTATCCCAAAAAGCAGTTGGTGTCTGGGGCGGAGTATACTTAGATAGAGGTAAGATATCTAGAGAATTTAATAAGCATAAGACAAAGCAAGACTGGGCAGATACCTGGCAAAACTTGACAATAGATAAGGAGTAATTATGTACACAACAGAAATGGCAACAGCATTTAGGGCAATCGTTCCACCAAAGAATTTTGGTGTTGTTCTTTTGGAGAACGAGGACTTTCTTACAATTCAGATTGACCCTAAAGAACTTTTAGCAGTTCCAGAAGAAGATAGGGCAAGTGCTATAAAGTATATCAATGATGTTAAAAGCACATTAGAAGACTTGGGTGCTGTAGTATTAATTGTAAGAGAAGCACTGGAAGAGTAAAATGGATTTATTAAACTTAGCATTATTCATCACATCTGTGGTTGCAATCGTAACACTATTATTTTTAGTTATAAGATTAAACATTCAGAAGAGAAAGATTCTATCTTTGTATATTCAATCAGAGATGCACAAGCACATGCTTGGACAGAAGATAGAAGAGTTGCAAAAAGAACTTTCTACAAAAGAACTTTCTGAGACAGATGGATTTATCAAGTTCATCTCACAGTCTCGTGACTGGGCTTTTGAATACATCGAAGAGGTTCAGAAGGTGCTTGCTGAGTTTGATGAACAGATTGCACCAGAACTACAGTGGGCTAATACATTTGGACAGGTTCTTGGTGATTCAGCACACACTGTTGTACTAAAAAGAATTTCCGAGGCATACGACAAACTAAAGTCTGTATTGCCAGAGAATACCGAAACGCCTAACAATTAGGCATTAAATAAGGAGAAACAAATGGATGCAAAACTAAAGGCACTTGCTGCCTCATATGGAAGAAGCGTACTAGGTGCGGCTTCTGCACTCTATCTAGCAGGGGTAACTGACCCACTAGACCTAGCGTGGTCATTGGTTGCTGCAGTATTGCCAGTTGCTCTAAGATATGTCAATCCGAAGGACCCTGCTTTTGGCATTGTTCCAAAGGAAGCAGATATCAAGGAAGCACTTGCAAAGGCAACACCAAAGAAGGCACCAGTTAAGAAGACTGTAACAGTTAAGAAGACCGTTACAAAGAAGTAATATTAATAAGCATTAAGGGACAGGTTGCAAGACTTGTCCTTTTTTGCTATAATAAATATGTACCTGCCAATTGGGGGTACAAAAATAACTCGCTTAAAAGGAGATGATACACATGGTAATCTATACAGACCCATTCGCAGCACTTAGTCAGGAATTTGATAAGATGTTTGCACAACCAACAAGGGCTACATACCCACCCTACAACGTAATCCACTCAAAGGAAAAGAACGAATGGTATCTTGAATTCGCTCTTGCAGGATTTGAGAAGGATGATGTTACAATCACAACAGACAAGAACGTTTTGACTGTAAGTGGTGAAACCAAAGAAGACAAAGAACTACCAGAAGATATCCGATATGTATATAAGGGTATTGCTGGTCGTAAGTTCACTCGTTCTTTTAACCTCCCAGAATACGCTGAAGTCGCTAAGGCTGAACTAAAGCATGGCATTCTGACTATTGATTTAGTTATTAATGTTCCAGAGGAAAAGAAGCCTAAGACTATTACTATTAAGTAAGTCGGAAGTCCTGGGTATGACTAAAACTGCCCCACTAATAGATATGGTATAATATACAGATGGACCAATTAATTGCAGCACTAAGACTATTGTTGTCGGACAACATAGCACTCAAGTTTAAAGCACACGGATATCACTGGAATGTAGAGTCAGATGACTTTAAACAGTTCCACGATTTCTTTGGAGAGATTTACAAAGACTACGATGAGGCTACAGACGAGTATGCAGAGTGGCTTAGAATTCTTAAAGCCTATGCACCATACAGACTAGTAGATTTCTTTGACATGTCAACAGTCTCAGAGCCAGTTATTGTAGGAGACCCAGAGCCAATGGTTGAAGACCTTTATGATTCTATCGAACTACACCTGGAAGATTTAGTAAATGCAAGTGACCTTGCTAACGCTCAAAAACAATATGGTCTATCAAACTTTCTTGCAGAACGTCAGGCTGCCTCACAGAAATTCTGTTGGCAACTTCGTGCAAGCATGGAGATGGAAGAAGAAATGGAGATGGAAGACTAATGCCATACGCAGTAGGTTCTAAAGGTTCAAACGGATGCTCAGGGTATCCAGTAGTAAAAGAAGGCGGAGAGGTTATGGGATGCCACATGACACAAGAAGCCGCAGTTAATCAGGTTCAGGCTTTGTATGCCGCTGAAGCAGATAAGGCTGATGGTCCTAACAGTGTTAACCCATCATCAACTGCTAATCCAACATATCCAAATGTTGGAGTAAAGACACCAACATCTATGCGTGGTGGAAAGAAAGTTAAACTTCGTAAGCCAAGAATGCAAGGTGGCAATGGTGCCAGTGCATCTGGGGCTGTCTCTAGCGGTGGCACATCAATCAGTGCTATGTATAAGGCAGACAAGATTGTTGAAGGCGATTATGTAATGGGTATGACAACAGAGGGAATGGTTCATGGTATGGTAGAACATATTATGACTGAGGGTGGCATCTATGGTGTACCTGGAACAGAATATGCTATCGAATCAATGCCACCAGAAAACCCAGCAATGGCTGTTAGAGTTTATGAAGAAGAAGAAGATGGTGTTTGGGAGCCAACAGCATACAGTATTGGTATGATGTATATGGACGCAACAAGACTAGAGGCTTTAGAGGGTCATCACATGGAAGATGAAGAATACGAAGATGAAGATGAGATGGAAAAGGCAGAGGGATATTCTCCAACTGCTGGAATGAAGTCTGCTGCTGCTCGTGCTATTCGTTGGAAAGAAGAGGGCAAGGCTACAGGTGCAGGAACTCCAGTTGGTTGGGGTAGAGCAAGAGACATCGTAGCAGGTCGCTCAATGTCACTAAGCGTTGTAAAAAGAATGTATTCATTCTTCTCACGCCATGAGGTAGACAAAAAGGGCAAGGACTTCTATAACACAAGCAATCCTAGCAACGGAAGAATTATGTGGGACGCTTGGGGCGGTGACGCTGGCTACACTTGGTCTCGTGCTATTGCAACTAGAGAAGCAGATAAGGCTTTGTTTGCTGATTTTGGTAAAGATTACTCAGCACAGGGACAACCTGTTTCTAAGGCTGTAGGCGTTGGTAGCATGGTTTCTTGGAATTCTTCTGGCGGTACAGCCACAGGAAAGATTGTTAGAATTATTAGAGATGGTAAGTATAACGTTCCAAACTCTGACTTTAGCGTTACAGGAACTCCAGAAGACCCAGCAGCAGTCATCAGAATCTATCGTGATGGCAAGCCAACAGACACTCTGGTTGGACACAAAGTTAAGACACTTAGGAGCAAGTAATGAAAGAACTAATTCATTTTAGTGCTACTTGGTGTCAGCCATGCAAACAAATGCAGCCAATGTTAGATAAGTTTATTGCTAATAATCCAGACATTGTTTATACTAAGTATGATGCTGATGAGAATGTAAGCGTATTTCAAGAGCATGAGATTACTGGAGTCCCTGCCTTTATTGCAAAGGTAGATGGCAAGGAAGTATTCCACAAAGGTTTAGCCACACAGGATAAACTAAATAGCCTATTTGCTTGACAAACAATACCGCATACGGTAAAATATATATATGAGTAAACCTGATTGGGCTACACGCCTACAACGCACATTTAAACGCAAGTATGACTTAGGATATGAGAAAGGTCATGCAGATGGCTGGACGGAAGGATTCACCGTGGGTAGCAAGAAAGCACTTGCAGAGCAACGTAAAGTTATGATTGCTGGCATTCAAAAAGATATTGATAAAAACAAACAGCACTATAGTCCAGGCACACTTGCAGGACTACAAGCGGCTATTACACTGATTAGAAAGATAAGATAATGATTAAAGTTGTTAAGGTTGGACCACAGAGGTTTGACGTTCTTGAACGTGACCCTAATGTAGATGGTATGCTAAACGATGGGGCTTATGGCTATACACTAGATAACAAGAATCTAATTGTAATTGCAGAAGGTCTAGGCAATGGTAAGCAACAGATTACATTGCTACACGAAGTTCTACACGCTATTAGAATGAACAATGATGGTATGCCAAGACCAAATAGAGAAGATGACTTTGAGACATGGGAGCATTACTTCATTGCCATGTATGAGACTGGATTGCTGGCAGTACTAAAAGACAATCCAAAGTTAGTTGAATGGCTAACTAAGTGACCACCAACATCAAGTTTGGCATATTGACAATACTTGGTCTTGTTGGTATAATTATATTTACAATGACACAAAGCCCAACTAACTGTTGGGATAACTATCAAACAGAGAGCGATGCTATCATGCATTGCGAGGAGCACTAATGGAACACGCACACGAGGGTGAATCCCTATTAGATACAATCATAGAAATAACTTTTGGAGTTGAGCATATGTTTGCTGAATTCTTTTGGAATGCTGTATTCGCACTTGGGGTATATGCATTTGCAAAGGCTAGAACGCTTCGCAAGATTCACAGATATGTGGACAGCAAGCACGGAGTAGAACACGAGGAGTATTAAAATGAGTTTAGATGCAAATTTTATTAAAGCAGTAGGCATTACATACGATGAAGCAGAGAGACTGCTTTTGAAGAAGCACAAAGATTACGGACCAAAGAATATTTCTGGTAGTCCAGGAGGAGCACTGAATGGACTTAGAGTACGCATACATGACAAGTTGGCTCGCATTAACCACCTTTATGATTCTGGTGCTACCCCCGAAAATGAAAGTCTTAGGGATTCTTTTATTGATATGGCAAACTACGCAATTATCGCATTACTCGTTCTAGATGACAAATGGGATAAATAAGGTATAATAAAGATATGAGCAATACAACAGAATGGGATATTCAGGGTGGTAACTTCAACAAGCGTGTTGACTTCCCTGAAACAATTAAACAAGAGCCACCAACAGATGCAGTGGTTGATAAGAAAAAGTCTAATCGTATAGACCCAGATTCATTGCCAGTACTTTATACTGCACTTGCCTTGGTGTCCTTGCTTATGATTACCTCGTTTACCGTTTCTTTTAGCGGTATCTACGAGGTGTCTGCATGGACAGGATTACCAGTAGTACTGCAATGGCTACCAGCACTATTCATAGATGCTGCAATCCTTGCTTATACTATTTCACTTGTAGTCTTTAAGGCTCGTGGAGAAAGTACTTGGAGAACGTTAGCAGGACTAACAGGCTTTGCCGCTATGTCCGTTATGGCTAACGTAGCCCACACACTTAGTTTCTGGGAGGGTTCTCTCGTTGACTACCGTGCATGGATTGGTGTAGCCATTACTGCACTAGCCCCGATTGCTGTTCTATTAGCATCGGAAGAAATTACTAGACTAGCATTTGACAAGGAGTAGCAAATGATTAAAGCACCAGAAGATATTATTATCGTAAAAGTAGAAAAGAAAAGTTCAGAGCCAGAGCAGAATGCCAGCGGTCTGTTGATTATTAGAAATGAAGTAGATGACCCTAAGAACATTGGTATTGCATTTG